GGCGCTCGCGGCGACCGCTCACAACTGGACCGTCTGCACGTACACGGCGCAGGGCGGCACCACGGGAAGGACGCTACCGAGTGTCACCGGCAACTCGGGCGCCATCGTCAACAGGCTCGACCAGCCGGCCTCGCAGTGGTTCTGCCCATTGGATAGTGGGGACTCAGGCATCAAGGCACTCACACAGATGCAGTGCAGCGCCGCGGTGGCTTCCGGTGCCATCGACTTCACCATCGGCCACCCGCTGGCGTGGATTCCATGTCCGTTGGCGAACTACCTCACGCAGCTGGACTTCGTGAACAGCCCGCTTTCGCTGGTCCGCATCTTCAATGACGCCTGCCTCGCGCTGCTGGAGGTGGCGAAGTCCGCGACGACGGCGACGACGTACACCGGCACCATCGACACCGTGATGGGGTGAGGCCGTGTCGCGCCGCTCGACTGGCAGCACACGGACGGCGCGCCTCTACCCGGCGTCTCGTCTCTGGGCACCAGGTCGCACGTCGGCGGACCCGCCGCGTCCGCTCTCGCTCGATGCAGGCGGGGCGCCATCCGTCACCGGCTCGCTCTCTGCGTCGCTCGCCGCGGCGTCCGTGTCGGCCGCTGGCGGCGTCGGCGCCGCCGGGGCGACGGCAAGGACGCTAGCCGCAGCGACGTGCGCCGCATCCGGCTCGACGGTGGCTGGCTCGACGAGCCGGACACTCGCTGACGCTGCGGTTGCGGCGGCGGGCGCGGCTGGCGCGGCAGGAACAACCTCCCGCACGCTTGCTGAGGTCACGGCGTCGTCCGCAGGAGCGGTGGGCGTAGCGGGACTCGTCGGCAGCCTACTGGGTGGCGCGACATCGACGGCGAGCGGCTCCACGACTGTCGGGACGGTGTCCAGTACTCTTGGCGCCTCTTCCCTCGCCGCGGCTGGAGGCGTCGGCGCCACTGGGGCGCTCTCGCGGACGCTGGGTGCCGCAACCCTCGCAGCCTCCGGGACGGCTGCCGGGGCGACGGGCGCGGTGGCTGCGCAACTCGCGTCGGTGGGTTGCGCTGCGACAGCAGCGGCGGGTGCCAGCGGAAGCGCCTCGGCATGGCTGCAGGCTGCGACATCGACGGCGAGCGGCTCGACGGTGGCCGGCTCGTTGGCAGTCCTCCTCGCCTCGGCCACGGTGGCAGCCGAGGGCTGGGGCGCGGTACCGACTGGAGCCGTCGCCGCTGCCCTTGCGGGCGCAACCATGCAGGCCGCCGGAAGCGGAGGCGCACTGCAGACGCGAGGGCCAGGAGGCGGGCTAAGGCGACTGCGAACCAGCGTCTCCGTCGGGTAGGGTGTAGCCATGGCACTGACGGACACCCACGCGCTCGCCACTCTCGCCGCCCTCAAGGACGACTTGGGCATCACCACGTCGGCCCATGACGCCGCCCTCGAGCGCCGCATTCTTCACGCCTCGGGCCTCGTCGAGGCCTACTGCGGCAGGCGCTTCCGGAGAGAGCAGCGCACGGAGAAGCTGCCGGGCTACGGCACCACCCGCCTCCTGCCGTCGGTGACGCCCATCATCAGCGTGGCGTCCATCCTCTTCGATGACGGAAGCGTGGTGGACTCCGACAGCTACTCCCTCGAGTACGACGAGAGGGGCGAGGCCTGGGCCATCTACTCCGAGTCGGGCTGGCAGTGGACGGCGGCTGGACTGCAGGGCAGCGATGCGCAGCCCATCCCTCTCGTCGGCAGCGAGCGCCGCGCCTTCACCGTCACCTACGTGGGCGGGTACGTCCTGCCCAACGACAGCAACCAGACGCCCGTGCCGAAGCTGCCGGCCGTCCTCTCAGAGGCCACGCTGCTGCTGGCAGCGACGCTGTGGCACAAGCGGGGCAGGGACGCGACGGTGGTGGCGGAGGCGGTTGGCGACGCCTCGGTGCAGTTCGCCGCCGCCGAGTCGCCCGCAGAGCAGCTCGGCATCCCTGCGGACATCGCGGCGATGCTGTCGGCCTACCGGAGGGCGGCGTGAGTAGACTTGTCCTCGGCCCGCGCCTCACGGAGACCATCTCCGTCCGCAAGGTGTCCGGCCACAGCGCGGGAGGCGACCCCACTCGTGCAGCGGCGGTGACGATGAAGGCGCGCATCCAGCGCACGGCCGGGACCGGAAGTCCGCCCGCCCAGGGGCTCGACGACACCGAGGGGCACCTCGTCTTCACGGACACGGAGCTGGAAGTGGGCGACCTCGTCTTCTTCCCTGAGGACAACCCGGCAGACATCAACACCGGGCACCGCGTGAGGCAGGTGGTGCGCCACGTCGCCCTCGACGGGACGACGACGCACTGGACGGCGACGCTGTGAGGCTGCAACTGAAGGGCGACGAGCGAGTGAGGGCGGAACTCCGCCGCCTCGGCAAGCTGTGGCCTGCCGGCATGGGCGCGGCCGTGTACCGCCTCGGCGTCGCCATCCTCTCCGACGCCCTGCCGCGCACGCCCGTCGAGCTCGGCGTGCTGAGGACTTCGGGCTACGTGTCCCCACCCTCGGGAGAGGGCGCGCGCGCCACCGTGGAGGTGGGCTTCGGCACCGTGTACGCGGTGCCGCAGCACGAGAGGACGGACTACCACCACCCTCGAGGCGGCGGGCCGAAGTACCTGGCGCGTGCCATCGAGGCCGTGGCTCCTCGTGCGCTGCCGCTGCTGGCGAAGTGGGTGAGGGAGTTCCGCGGCGGCTGGGGGCAGGCGGCTGGCATCCCAACGCGCCCCACCGTCGGCAACTCGACGCCGAAGAAGGCGCCGCAGCGCCGACGCCTCGCGCGAGCTGCGCGCAACGTGCGGCGACGGACGGGCAGGTGATAGGGTGGCCGCATGGCGCTCCTCCCTGCAGCTCCTCCTCCAGCCTCCCCGACGATGCCGGGCCTCATCTCCCTGGCCGCGCAGGCCTTCGCTGGCCTCAAGACGTTCCGCGACGGCATCGCCGCGCACATCGGCACGGCAGGCGCCAACGACGTGGCTGCGCTGTTCGGCACGCGCGTCGCGGACGGCAGCGTGGACTCCAACGCAAGGCTGCTCTCGGTGCGCACGGGCATTGGCGGCACCGAAGTCGAGAAAGCGGCTGTGCTCGGAAACGGCTCCATCTTCGCATCGAGCGCGAAGTTCCTCGGTTCGGACCCAACGGGGAATAGCTATGTTTCGGTAGGGGTCGGCACGGCAAGCATGCTCATCAACGCCGGAGCTCACGCCGTCCAGCTCTCTGGCTCGTGGTTTCGCTACCTCGGCCACGGCAGCCAACGCTTCGTCGTCGACGCCACCACGGGGAATCTCACCGCAGGAGGGAGCATCAGCACCGGGGGCCCTAGCGGATTGCTCGTTGGGTTTGCGGGTGTCGGCGTCACGGCGAGCAGCTTCCCGCTGGTGCTGGCCTCAGGGTGGGGACTGGCCGACACTTCCGGCACGCGCGCGTTGCAGCTCAAGTCCGCTACCACGCTGGTCTCGGGAGCCATCGCCGGTTTCTACAACGGAGCTGGCGAAAGGGCGCTAGTGAACGCAGACGGCGAACTGGAAAATCTCGTCAACGGGAAGGGCATCATCCTTCGCTCGCCCAACGGCACGCGCTACCGCATCACCGTCGACAACTCGGGCAACCTCATCACCGCCGCCGCGTAGCGGCACGGGAGAACAACATGGCCACCTTCAAGCAGAGCCTCGACACCTTCGTCGCCACGCTCAAGGCCGACGCCGCCAACGACGAGCAGTTGTTCGAGTGGGCACAGCGCGCGTCTGCGCGTCTCGCGCAGCTGGCGCAGCGCATCCAGGAGCAGACGGCGAAGGACGCGCAGTCATTCCTCGCGGCGAAGAAGGCCGAGTTCGAGGCGCATCGTGCGGCGAAGAAGGCCGAGCGCATCGCGAACGCCGAGGAAGTCGAGGAGTGACGGGTGGCTGACCCCATCGCCTTCGGCGTCCTCGACGCGGATGGCAACCCGCTCACGACGGCTGCGCCCGCCTTCCTGCTGTACGTCGAGCGCGACGGGACGAGCCGCGCGCCGCCGCCCGTCGTCCACCTCGGGCTGGGCCGGTACGCCTTCGAGCCGACGGCGGCGGATGAGGCCGTCGGCGTGTGCTTCCTCCTCGACGGCGGCGCTGGCGCGCGCATCAACGGCGCGGGGCGCTACCTCGCAGGGACGGTGCCCGAGGCCGCGGCCTTCGAGTGCTGGGTGCTGACGGACGGCGGCGGCAACCTCTGGACGGGGGCCGCGCCCACCTTCCCGTCGGGAGGGTACGAGGACAGGCATGGCAACGCGCTGACGCCGCCTGCCATCTCCTCGCTGGGGCTGGGCGTCTACGCCTTCACGCCGTCCGCCTCCGACATCGCCGCGGGCGTCAACTACCGGGTGGACTCACCTCCGGGTGCGTTGCCGGCCTACCTCTTCGGCAGCGCAACTGCACCCACCGTCGGCCCGTACAGCGCGCCCGCCTCGGGCACCTACCCTGCGGACGCTGTGGCGCAGATGCTGGCCGGCAGCATCGCCCTCCCCCACCCGCCCGGAGGTGGGCCGGTGGTGCTGACATACGGCGCTGATGGCAACCTCCTCGTCGGGCCCGTGCGGCCCGTCAGCGAGGGAGTGGAGACGCTGGCCGTCTTCGTCCTTCAGTCTGGCGGGGTAGCGCCGCAGCCGTACATGGGGCAGGCCGAGTCGTGGCACGTCTCGTCGGTGCAGGTGGTGGTGCGCTCCCCCGTCGAGGCCTTCCAGCAGGGCGAGGCGCTCGCGAGGGCGCTGCATGCACGGGCGCACCTCAACACGCCGCCAGGCTACACCTTCTGCCTCGCGGCCGAGACGGACCCCGTGTACCTCGGGACAACGGACGCTGGCTCGCACCTCCACGCCTTCAACCTCGCCGTCGGACACCGCCGCTGACGAGAGGGACGTGACAGACGGCGCGCGTTGCGGCACGCTGCGGGCCACTTCAGGAGGCACGAATGGCTCTCGCAGGACATCCGGTGAAGGTGTACGCGAAGTCGACGGGCGCTACGCCGACGGCGAGCGACGAAGTCGACGGCATCAACAACGTCACCTACAGCCCGAAGGTGGACCTTCTCGACGTGACGGACTTCAAGGACACGTCGGGCGCGAAGCTGAAGCTGGCCGGCCTCATCGACGGCTCCATCAGCCTGTCGGGCGACTACGAGCCGACGGACGCGCCGCAGTCGCTGCTTCGCACGTCGATGACGTCCGGCGCGAGTGTGTGGCTCTCAGTCCACTTCAACCCGTCGGGCACGACGGGCACCAAGGGCTTCATCGTCGAGTGCAAGGTGGAGTCCTTCGAGGTGAGCGCCGCGGTGGACGGCAAGGCGGAGTTCTCCTGCAGCCTTCAATTCACCGGGGCCCCGGCGGTCGACTCGTAAGCGGAGGGCGCGATGGCGATTGCCGGCCACACGACGACGCTCAAGGTGTCGGGCACCGCCGTCCCTGTGACGGGCGAGGCAACCACCTCCCTCGGCGGAGGGAAGTACCAGGTCACCTCGACGGCTCGCCGTATCTGGAGCCCGGCCGCGGCCATCACCGTGGCGGACGCAGGCAGCCCCGTGTCGGCCAACTTGTGGTCCTTCGACTACCTCTTCGGCATCATCACCTTCTCGGGCTACACGCCGACGGGCGCCGTCACGGTGGACGGAAGCTACCTCCCGGTGGCGGCCATCGCCGAGGTGTTCTCCTTCAGCTTCTCGGCGAAGGCGGACCTCCTGGACGTCACCAGCTATGACGGCGGGGCGGCGCGGCTGAAGGCGGCTGGACTGCTGGACGCCTCGGGCTCCTTCTCGGCACGATCGCTGCCGACGGCGGACGTGGACCCAGACGCGGCCGGCACGCAGTCGCTGCACGACTTCCTTCTCGCGGGCGCGCCGAAGCTGTTGGAGGCCAACTTCAACGGCTCCATCCTCCGCGCGTGG